AATCTGTCTTCAAATTGTTCATCTTGATTATTAATTCTTAAAGCATCCGTTTCTGCTCTTCTTTGCATATCCATTGCTCTAAGATCTAGCTCTCTCTGTTTTAACATAATTAGAGGGTCTTGTTTAGCCCCGTCTTGCTGTGATTCAGCTTGAGCTAGCTCAGAAGTTATTTGTGCAATACGTTTAGCTACTTCAGAATCCATCATTACTTGAAATTGTTGTGGATTTTGTTGTGCCATCATCATCATTTGCTGATCTTGTTGCATCATAGCCATTACTTCCTTCTGTGCTTTAAAAGAAACGTGTTGAGATATGTGTCCTTGTAGTAAAGCATACACTGGAGGGTTAATTTGTACCATTCTAGTTCTTAGAAACGCTGAATGGGCTGCTATATGGGCATCATGGTCTTGTTCTGGGAACGCTTGAGCTATTTTCATCTGTAAAGCCTCTGCATTTTCTATCGCAGGGTCTTTTGGAAAAGGTTTAACCTCTGGTTTTAGTAATTCTGGTATTTGTTTTGTTCCTAAGGCTTCATAAACACGAGTATAAGCTTCATGTAGGTTATGAAGTTGTGGATTTGTTTGTGCAATTTGCAATTGAGTCTGCGCTAACGTCACTCTTTGTGCCATTGAGAATATATTTGGATCTGCAACAGGTAAAACATCTACTCTTGCATCAAAATCTAGTGATTTAATTATTCTATCTGCACCATAAACTGCATAAGGGTACTCAGGTGGCAGGTATTCTGCAATAACTTTTGATAAAAGTTTAAATTCTTGTCTCATTGCATAGTAACAACGCTTATGAATAGCACTCATTACTCTGCTGCCTCTTTCCATTAAAGCAATTGTAGTTCCAACAGCAGCATTTTGATTACCTTCTCCAACAGCTGTGTCTGTAGTTAATGCAAATCTTCTTCCTGCATCTACACAAAAGCCCATAAGGTTAAATAATGTTTGCGATGGTTCTTTGAAAGGTAGTAATTGAAACTGATCTCTGATGTTTCCACCCGGTGCATCTACATCTCTAAATTCTCCTGGTTGAATAGGCTGATCATCATCTCTAACTTTCATTCCTCTAGATTTAAATCCAGCAGGTAAATTAGATAAAGTTCCTGCATCTAATAATTGTCTTAAAGCAGCAGTTGCTGTTCGTGACAGGCCACCGATCATATGAATTAAACCGAAACCATAAAAACCTAAACCTGGTAAAAATTTAAAGTGAGTGAAGTAATCTTTTCTAACAAACTTATTGTCACCTTCTACGTAATTTCTATAAATAGATAAAACTTCTCTAGACGATTCTTCAATTGTTACAATGTATGGAATTTTAATTCCTAATGAATCTTCTTGATTGTCTGAAATGTAATCCGATAAATCTAAATCTACATGAAGCTCTAAAATAGAATACATCATGTCATCTGTCTCTGTCTTTTTAGTTCCTTCTAGAGAACGATACTTATCTTTAATTGTGTCGTCTTTTGTTTGAGGCTTCATTAGCTCTACTTCTCTGTAGAAACCCGAAGCCATCTTTTTTAATAAATCGTTTTCTGATTGTCTTATTACATGAGTAATTCTTGGAGCCTCTTTTAAATCTGTTGCGTAATAAGGAACTACTAAATCTTCTGCAGGTACAAATTTAGATACTGCTCTTTCTAACATTGCATCGTAATAAACTTTTTTAAAAGTAGATCCTGCAAGTGGAAGATAGAATAACATCTGGTCAAACTCTGGAGTATATTCCTCCATTTTTTCCATAATCATATAGTTCATGAAATCTTTAACTCTGTTTGCTTGCTCTGTAGTCTCGTCAGTTTTTAATCCAAGAACTTGAGTCTTAACTGGACCATCGCTTGGTAATAATTCTTTGTATGCTTGTGCTTGGAATTGGGTTACTGCTTCTGCAAGAAGGGGGTGAGTGACACCGGCCGCTCCTCTAAAAGGTCTGTTCTGTTCTACGTATTTAAAACCTAGAAGGTCTAAACCTTTTAAGTAACCATCTTCCCAATCTTTTCTTGACTCTTTGTCTTTTTGGTAATCAGAAATAAGATCTGAAGATAATTGATTAAGGACTCTCTCATCCATGTCTTCTGCAATGTTGGCATAGAAATCCTGTTCAGCAGCTTCTTCTACTGCATCTTCCGGATCTTCAAATGTTACTGTCGCTTCTTCTTCAACGTCAATTTCTTCTTCGTTGTCGATAGGATTGTTGTCCTCAATAGCCATAAATTATTATGTTATCTTAGTTGCTTTATTTCTGCCGTTTTTGCATTTAGCTGTAACGTAAACACCATCTTTAGCTGTAATCATTTTACCGTACTTAGCTCCGCCCGAATAACCATCTCCAAAAGCATCTGTATATTGATAAGTTTGTTTTCTTCCAGAAGGTCCTGCTAATGTTCCACCTTTACTAGATGTTGCATTTTTTCCTGGACCTATGTTAAGTATTTTTTGAAGTAAACTTTTTTTCTTAATGCCATTCATAGCATCATCTGATGTCATTAATCTTCTTGCTCTTGCCATAGAATCACCTTTTGGTAATCTTGCACCACCTGCTGCTCCTGATGATAAAAATTTATCTGAACCAGCTAGTTTACTAGCACCATACATTGCAGCACCAGCCATAAGAGCTTTTTTCATTTTCTTATTCATAATATATCTCCTTTATAGTATATTTTTACGATTGTAAACCAATTGAGGGAATAAATCTACAATATCGATCTAAAAATGTTAGTAGTATCTACTAAACCACCCATATTCATATAAGCCTTTTGAGGCAATAAGAACTTCTTTAATACATTGCTGTCTGCAATTAGAGTTGGAACCATCTCATAATTAGCCGGATCATCTGGACCCATTTGTTTAACAACTAAGTTCCCCCTAACTGATCCTGCGTTAGAGTAAGCTCTTAAAATTCTGTCAGCTTCAGCTTGTGTATTTGCTGCTCCTACATGATTATCAAAGATATAATCATTGTCTATTTTTCTATTGTAAATAGCTCTATCGCTCTCTACTGCCATTCTATAGCTAGAACTATTACTAGTACTTATCTCATCGATAATTTTAAATTCTTTTAAAGGATTAGATTTAGGCATAGGAAACATTTCAAACTTAGCTCCATATTGACTGGCTTGTTTTCTTAAAGACTCATTCAAAGAAGAATAATTATTTAATTTTTTCATCTGTCCATCTGCTTTATTAAAAATAGCAGCTTTACCATTTTGCAATCCATAGTTTATTTCATTTCCAAATTTTTCAACCTCAAACATTTTTATATTCTGGTTCATACTTGAAGGTACAATGGAAATTGCATTAATATCTCTTTCAGCCATTGAACGAAGTAAGTTCTTAACCACCACATCATTATATGATCTAGAGAAAGGACCTCCTGTTGTACTGTCAACAGAACCTTGTTTAACTAAATCAGCTAAAGCACCTCTATCCAATTCATCTATTTTATATTTCAATCTATCTGCTTGTTGTAATTGAGTTCTAGTTAAACCCATACGTCCTCTTCCAAGTTCTTGGTAAGGAGCTAACTGATCTATTAGTTTCTTTCTTTCTGTTTGTAGCATCTTAATGTTACCATCTTGGTTAAAAGGACTTACTTTATTTTTAAAATATTTATCTCTAGTGCTAGAGTCGGATGAAAATTGTGGGGAGTGTAGATCTGATTGAACTTCAGATACTCTTATATGTCTTTTACCAACTCCTATTTTAGGATTAGGTAAGTCATCATATCTTGCAAACGCAAGTTCTCTTTTTGAACTACCTAAATAGTGTGGACTACCTTCTACATATTTAAATTTACGTGAATTGATATTAGGCATAGGACCGTCATAGTAAATAACATCCTCAGTAAAATTTTCTCCTCCATCTAAGTGATAACTTCTCTGACCTTTATGTTTTGGATACATGTTATACAAGTCCTGCTCACCTTGAATCATTGGAGGTTTAGCAGAGGATGCATTATACTTTCCAACCGCTTGATTGTATTTAATTAATAAGTTTGAGAACTTAGACCTATCTGCTTCCGCAGCTTCCGTTCCTGCTTGTCTCAAAGAAGTCTGTACCATAGTAATATCGTCTGAACTAATTGGACCTGAAGTATTCATAGCTGTTCTAATATTAGAATTAACTACTCCTGGAAACTCACTCATATTAATTCCAGTAGTTCTTGCAAGATCATCTCCTTCTGCTGCAATAGTAGCAAAGTCTGCTACTGGATCTTTACCTGCAGTTAGTCTTAATGTTTTAATGTTAGCCAGTGGCGATTGTCTAATCATTTTTAAAACAGATTCCCTATCTATTTCAAGTCCTTGATCTTTAGCTGTTTTTAAAAAACCAGAAATAGGCTGACCTGATTTATCAAAGTTAATTAAGTTTAAATCAGATAATTCTTCTGGACTTACTTTTCTAGATACTCCTTGTAAAGGTCCACCAGGATAAGTTAAATCTCCTCTGTTCGCATCTTTAAACCATTGAATCCATTTATCTGCTGGAGCTTTATCAAAGTTTGCCTCAAGCGCTCTGTCATAAGTTGATGAACCAAATATTCTTCCACCGGGTTGTAGGGGTGCTCCAAAG